CATACTACAGGAAGACATCCTTTCAGCCGAGGGCCTACGTCTATTGAACGATGCCTTCATTTCCACCAGCATGGCGATCACGGTCTTCGGACAATCACCTGTTTTTCAGAACATCTCCCCCGAGTATGACTTTGCCCGTGGTTTGGTCTATGATCTTTTCATGTCTAATCTGTCGCTCTACAACGAACTCTGCACATTGATCCATCGACAGACCCCTTCTAAACACGAGATAAACTAACTCATCCCCATACGAACATGATAGCAACAAACGAAACCACAAAAGAAAAACTCCGTGATGTCCTTCTGGAAAAGATGGTATCTCAGTCGAGATCAGACTTTTTCACATTTACAAAGGCAATCGCCCCAATCCTTATCCCCGACTTTGTCGTGGGTAAACACATCGAAGTAATCTGTGACACCCTACAGAAAGTCTCGGAAGGCGAGATCAAACGGCAGATGGTCTTCCTACCACCACGATCATCAAAGTCTCTCCTATGTTCCAAGATCTTTCCGGCATGGCACATGGGTTTACACCCTGCCCATCAGATCCTGTGCGTGTCTCACTCCGACCGTCTCGCCACCGACTTCGGTCGATCAGTCAGGGACATTGTAAATGACCCCTTATTCTCGGTAATCTTCCCCGGTGTATCCCTCAGAAAAGACGTAAGGGCCGCAGGCAAATGGGAAACAAACCAGAACGGTGTCTACTTCGCCGCCGGTGTAAAGTCCCAGATCGCTGGACGTGGTGCTCATGTTGCAATCCTTGACGACGTAATGTCCGAGGAAGACGCATTCTCCGAAGCCGGGCGGCGCTATGTAAAAGACTGGTACCCTGCGGGCCTAAGAACCCGCATGATGCCCAACGGCGGAATTATCATCATCAACACCCGGTATCACGAGGACGACATCTGTGGCTGGCTCCTCCGAAGCTCGGACGAGGACGACTGGAACGTCCTCAAGATCCCTGCATGGATCGATGAAGAATCCTCAAAAATCCTGAGTCTCCCTGTGGGCTCCTCATATTTTCCCGAATGGAAAACCACAGAATCTCTGAAGCTCGATGAAACCGAGATCAAGAAGTACAACGGCACCCGCTACTGGGAAGCCCTGTACATGCAGAACCCTGTCCCTGCCGAGGGTGGTCTCTTGAAAAAAAGCTGGTTCCAAGAATGGGAACACGACGATCCCCCGGAATGCGACTTCATCATCCAGACCTTGGACACCGCATTCTCCACCCGGAGCACGGCAGATAACTCGGTGATTCAGACATGGGGAATCTTCGAGTCTATCGAGGTTGATTCTTCGGGTCAGGAACACCATGTAGGTAACCTGATCCTTCTCTCGAATGTCGTGGGTAAATTCGAATACCCCGAACTAAGAATGATCGCCCAAGATCTTTACTCCGAGCACTCCCCAGACGTGATGATCATTGAAAAGAAAGCCAGCGGTCAATCCCTGATCCAAGACTTGCGACGTGCTGGTCTCCCAATCCGTGAGTACACCCCTGACAAAGACAAGGTCTCAAGGGTCAACGCAATTTCACCCTTGGTCGAAAGCGGAAGAATCTGGATTCCAAAGGAAAAACCATGGGGCGATTCTCTGATACTCGAAGCAGCATCATTCCCCAATGCCGCCCACGATGATCAGGTCGATGCCATGACAATGGCAATCCACTACATGCGAGAATCATGGAGACTTGAGCATCCGTACGATTCATCATATAATCAGGAGGACGAACCCCCCGTGGGACCACGGGGCAATAAGACCTACTGGAACTCAGTAGCTGCTTAACAACCCAAGGACACCCATGGCACTCCCTGACAACTCAGATACTATTAACATCCTAGATTTTATTCTCCCAGACGAAATGGATCTAGACGCTATTCCTTTTGAGCCAGCCCCCGAGATTTTTTTCGAGGACAATCTGGCAGAAGAATACCTAGATGAATCCGAGATCGAAAGAATCGGAAGCATGGTCATGGACTCTTACACGTCAGACAAAGAATCCCGGGCTGAATGGGAGAGCATGTTCGAGAAAGGCTTCGAACTCCTTGGTCTAAAGTTAAGCACAACCTCTGAGCCTTTCGAGGGTGCCTGCACAGCCGTACATCCCCTACTGATCGAGAGCGCCGTCAAGTTCCAATCAAAGGCTTCCGAGGAACTCTTCCCACCACAGGGTCCTGTTAAAGCCCAGATCATCGGCAAATCCAATGCTGAAAAAGAAGACCAGTCCGAACGTGTCCAGTCATTCATGAACTTCCAGCTCACCGAAGTAATGCCAGAATACTTTGACGAATTCGAGCGTATGCTCTTCCATCTCCCACTCGTAGGCTCGGCATTCAAGAAAATCTACTATGACCCCGCCTCGGAACGCCCTGTCTCCGAGTTCGTCCCCGTTGACCAGTTCTATGTCTCATACAACGCCACGGACCTACGTCGGGCTGACCGATACACCCACGTCATTTACATGACCCCTCACGAACTCCAGAAGCAGATCATGTCCGGGATGTATCGTGACATCGATCTCTCAGAGCCCGGAAACTTCCAGCCATCGACCATGAGCCAGACAATCAACTCAATCATGGGCATCGAATTCAACGCCGAGCACGACAAGCAGTACACCCTGCTAGAACAGCATCTGTACCTCGAACTCGACGATGACGAATTCCCATCACCTTATATTGTCACCATCGAGAAAGACTCTGGTCAGGTCCTCGGCATCCGACGCAACTGGAACGAAAACGATCCCACCCGTGAGAAGAAGATGTACTTCACTCACTACAAATACGTCCCCGGCTTCGGCTTCTACGGTCTCGGCCTGATCCATTTCCTCGGGAACATGACCATGTCTGCCACTCTGGCAATGCGTTCCCTCCTAGATGCTGGCCAGTTCGCCAATCTACCCGGCGGCTTCAAGGCCCGTGGCATCAGGATTGTCGGCGGTGATGACCCCATCGCCCCCGGCGAATTCAAGGAAGTCGAAGCAACGGGCATGGACCTGAACAAGGCCATTGTCCCACTCCCATACAAGGAGCCTTCCCAGACCCTGTTCCAGCTTCTTGGCTTTATCACGCAAGCCGGTCAAAAATTCGCAGACTCCACGGACGCTGTGGTATCTGACGCATCGAACTACGGCCCCGTGGGAACGACCTTGGCCCTGATCGAGGCTTCAGCAAAGCTCTTCTCGGCCATCCACAAGCGCCTACACAAGAGTCAAAAAGACGAACTAAGAATTCTGGCCCGGTTAAACTACGAGTTCCTCCCAGATGAGCAGATGATGATCCCTATTCCGGGCCGTGAACTCCCTGTCACCCGTGCTGACTTCGACGGACGTGTCGATATCATCCCGGTCTCTGACCCTAACATTCCCTCACAGGCTCATCGTCTGGCACAGGCCCAGCTACTTCTCCAGATTTCAGCACAGTCAGCCCCCGGCACCTATGACATGCGAGAAGTACACAGGTCCTTGCTCACAGCCGCCGGTGTACGGGAACCATCACGTTTCCTATCCGCCGAAAAGCAACCTCAGGAACAAGATCCTGTCTCTGATATTCTGTCGGCATCAAAGGGTCTCCCGATCTCTGCTTTTCCCGGTCAGGATCATCAGGCATACATCCAAGTCTTCACAGCATTCATGCAAGACCCCAGCCTCGGCCAGAACAAGATTCTTCAAAGCATCGGTCCGATCCTACAAGCCGCCATCAGGGATCACATGATGATGCAATATCAGGAGACCATGAGCGGTCTCATGAATGAAGCCGGTGCCGCCCAGCAAAACCCAGATGTCATGCCCGAGATCATGGCCGAGGCCGCACAACAGATCCTGAACGCTAACCAGCAGCTCGGTCAGTACCAGAGTCTGGAACAGCAGCAATTAGCCCTAGAGTCCAGAAGTCTTGAGCTAAAGGAAAAGAGCTTAGATCAGGACAACGCCAAAGAGATGGCCGACCTCTCCCTGAAGAAACAGGAACTCGACATCCGCCGCCGTGGTCAGGACATCGACGCAGCAAAAGACATCGGTGTCAACACAATCCGAAACAAGGAAGCCGATAACAAAAAGGACATCATGCTCCAGAAATTCCTCTTGGAAGGACTTGGCAAGATGCGAGACATTAACAAAGCAGAGACCAAAGGATTTGCCAAAGGCGGAGCCGCAGAAATCAAAGGATATGAACCCGGAGGCATGGTAAACTTTGACGATGTCATTGCCTTGGTCAATAGCTACGATCCTGAACAGCTAGGTACTGGCTCTGATATTTACCCCGACGAAGCCCGGGCCTCGGCAGAAGCAGCAGCAGCACAGCGAAACAACATGTTCGAGGCTGTGCAGAGTCTACCAGAAGTAAAGCCCCTGTCTCCCACCGACGCAAGCATGTTCGAGGCTATGCAGAGTCTACCAGAAGTAAAGCCCCTGTCTCCCACCGATGCAAGCATGTTCGAGGCTGTGCAGAGTCTACCAGAAGTAAAGCCCACGGCATCCCAGAGTCCGACAGAAGTATCAGAACCCACGCCTACGACGTTAACAAAAACATTAAGTGAGACTGGATCTCCTCAATATGCTCCTGATAGAGGCGACAATCGGCCCGGAATATTGGCAGTAAATATGTTCACAGCAGAAGTAGGTGGACGAGAAGGTTTTAAGCCTCATTTCGATGATAAAGGGATATTCACTCTAGGTTACGGTGTTGTTCCTGATAAGGGCAGTGTTACGATTGTCAAGGATGCCAATGGCAACATTGATGAGGAGCAAAGTGATATCTCCGGTGCCACTAAAAATGGACTAGCGTTAGCAGACTTCGACTATGATCAGTACGCTTTTGCAGCGGCTGTTGCCCGTCAGTTTTATGATGACGGCTCTGAAATTTTTAATAACAAACATGGTGATGATAAGTTTGAATCATATAGTCCAGAGGCTCGTTCAGCGATGCTGGATCTTATGTACAATGGCGGACCGGGCACAATGGAATGGAACGACGTAAAAACATTTTTGGATGCGTCAGAAAAAGTCGGGCCTGAAGACTATGGTCCGGAAGTACAAGAGGATCTCATCAATTTAACACAGCCAGAAAATTTCCTGATGACCAAACCGGATGGTACGCCATCACAACCACGAGGTCTACTAAAGAGACGGCTTATCGCATATAACATGGTTGCACCGGAACAAGACCAAGCAGACAGGATCGAAACCTTAGGAAGAATGGAAGATGGGAACCGAACAGGAACAATTTATAACATCTACAAAGCAGACGGCACACTTTTGCAAACATGGTACTCAGATGATAAAACTGAAACGTTATCCGCAGACCTACGATCAAATGGCACCCCTTACGGCGACGTACCAGTAGAGTAACATAGATGCCTTGGCGTAATGTAGGAAATGTGGTACAAAAGAAAGTAGGCGGTAAATGGAAGAAACATGCCAAGGCTTCTTCTGTTGATAACGCCAAAAAAATGATCCGCCGTCTTTACCAAGTCGAGCGGAAAACGACAAAAGGATAATAGGTATTATGAAAGGCAAAATGAGTAAGGGTCCCGGTAAACTGGCACCGAGTCAGGATTGGTCCACCCTTCCATCTTCAGAGTGGACGGAGCGAGCACATGTTGCCGTTTTACGTGGTGATCCTTCCAGTGATTACAACACAAACGTGACGCCAACCATGGCAAATCTTTCCTCGTACACGGCAAAGGCCAGCCGAAGAAAGTAATCGAAACTGTTTGAAGACCTAAAATCCGAGATTCGGCAGGAAATTGATGGTATCCAGTCGAGTCTATCCAAAGGTGTTTGCGAAACTTATGCAGAGTATCAGCGCATGGTAGGAATGATCCACGGCTTAGAGTTGGTCATTTCAAAGTGTTCTGATATTGAGAGAAGACTCACCTACCAAAACGACGAGGACGATTTTTAACCACCATGTTTGAACCAGAACTAAGCCGATCCATGTTAAATGATGACTGGCTCTCAGAGTCAACTATTCCAGATCCAGAACCACTCCCAAAGATCCCCGGCTACCGTCTCCTGATCCGCCCTGTGCCGATCAGGGCAAAGACAAAGGGTGGCATCATTCTCCCTGACAAGGCCAAGGATGACATGAAGTACCTGTCAACGGTGGGCCGTGTTCTCTCCGTTGGAGACTTGGCTTATGAAGACAAGGACAAGTTCCCAAAGGGAGCATGGTGTAAACCCGGGGACTATGTTTGCTACGGTAAGCACACAGGTGCTAAGTTCTTATACAAGGGTGTCAGACTAATTATCTGCTATGATGATGAAATCACCATGGTGGTAGAAGATCCTTCTAGTCTTGACCCAATGTTTAATCTATCTAACTAAGTACCCAGAGACACAAAGGCGTAATTCGATTGATTCGCCCCCAACGGTGACCCCAAGGTCACAGGAGAAAAGATAAAAATGTCCGAAGAAAACGAAGACGGTTGGTCAACCATCAACACCAGCCCCGACAATAAGAAAGAAGCCCCCCCTGTAATTGAATTCGAAGATAGCGAGGGTGATACTGTTGCCGCCCCAGAATCTCAGGTTGATCTTGAGATTGTGCAAGAAGAACAGAGCACCGACGAAAAGAAATCACAGGAGCCCGAAGAACTACAGGGCATCAACACCAAGGGTGCTGAGAAAAGAATCAGAAAACTGGTGGCACAGCGAAAAGAACGTGATGAACAGATCACGCTTGCCTTGGATAAGATTAGGTATCTTGAAAACGCTTTGTCCGACAAGGACAAGAACATCACTGATTATCAGAGACAGTCCGTTGATTCAAAGAAGGAAGAGATCCAGCGCCGTGTAGAAACGGCAAAAGCATCTTTCTCCCGGGCCTTTGACGACGGAGACAAGGACACTCTTGTAAAGTCGCAGTCTGATCTATCAGAAGCTCAGGCTGAACTCAAGATGCTTGAGTACGCTGTTCTGATGAATCAGAGCCGTGGTACACAGGAACTACCAACTGTCTCACAGTCTCAGGCAACACCTCAGCGTGCCCAGCCGCAGAAGTTTGACGAGGGTGCAGTTGAATGGGCAGAGAAGAACGAATGGTTTGGCAAGGACAAGATCGGTACAACCATCGCCTTGGCCATGGATCAGTCTTTGAAAGAAGAAGGCTTTGATCCAAGAGATGACGACTTTTATGAGGAGCTGGACAAGAGATTGTCAACAGAGCTTCCCGCAAGGCTTCGTCCCGGTGGTGGGGACGTAAAAAATAACACCCAAGTAGTAGCCGGTCAATCACGCAGACAGGCAACCTCAAATAAGGTAAAACTCACACAAGCTGATGTTAGTCTTGCCAAGAAATGGGGCCTTACTCTTGAAAGGTATGCAGCCGAAAAGAAGAAAGCAGAGCGATCTGCCGGTGACTATACCTTAATTAACGGATAGCGTGGGAGAGACACAACATGGCACGAGTAGTAGAAAAGAAATCAAGAACCGATAGCGAGCGAGACAGGGATTCACGTCTACATACAAAAGAGCGTCCCAACTGGCTAGACATCCCGGAGCATGTGATCAACACGTTTGATGACAAAGGCTTTGCCCTAAAATGGGTCCGGATTTCAGTCAGAGGCGAAGAGGACACCAAGAACATCGGTGTCCGCCTTAACGAAGGTTGGGAATTTGTGACGGAAGAAGAATGTCCTGATATGGCTCGTAATTTCAAAGGTCTTGATCACGGTCGTCTTTCTGGTTGTATTATTCGTGGGGATGTAGCCCTTGCAAAAATGCCCCACGAGCTGAGAGAAGACCGAATTTTTAGAGCCAACGAACGTACAAGAATGCTCAACGAAGCTGTGAATAACAACCTCATGCGAGATAACGATTCACGGGCTCCTATTACTAATGCAAGCAAATCAAGGGCAAGGACAGGCAGGTCCGCTCATTTCGATGGGTAAGACACTGCCACTCAGAGCTATCAAGGAGGAAATTTAATGGCTTTGAATAAAGGTTTAAATGGCCTAGTCCCTGCTAGAATGCGAGGCTCGGGTGCCAACTCAGGTGGCACCACCCGCTATCGTATCGCCAACGCTTTCGGTTCAAGCATCTTCTCAGGAGATGTCGTAAAGCTAGGCTCATCAGGGACTGTTGAGGTCATCACCACGACTACTGATCACGTTCTCGGAACCTTCCAAGGTTGCGAATACGTCGATCCCGTTAGCAGGCAGCCGATTTTCGGTCGTTACTGGCCAGCCAGTACATCGTCTGTTGACGGAACCCCTTTTGCAATCGTCAATGACGATCCTGCAACTACCTATCTCATTCAGGCTGACGCCACTGTCTCCCTTGGTGATGTGGGTATTAACTACACCGTCACACTAGGTGCGGGCTCAACCATGACTGGCCGTTCTGGCTTTGGTCTAAAGGTTGCTGGCCGTGCTACTGCTTCTGCAATGCTACAGGTAATCGGGCTTTCTAATGTCCCCGATAACGCCTTTGGCGATGCGAATCCAAAAGTTGAAGTCCGTCTCGTCCAGCATGTCGATTCGTACACTTCAGCAGCACAAAGCTAAGGGAGGTATAGAACATGGCTATTAATCGTGCGGATATCGCCAAGCAACTACTTCCCGGCCTGAATGCAATTTTCGGCCTAGAGTATGCAGCCGTTGATGAAGAGGATCGTCCTCTATTCGACATGGAAAACTCTGATCGTGCATTCGAGGAAGAAGTGCTTATGACTGGCTTTGGCGCAGCCCCAACTAAAGCTGAAGGTGCAGCAGTTGTTTATGATACCGCTCAGGAATCATGGACTTCCCGCTACACCGCTGAGACTGTTGCCCTTGCTTTCGCCGTCACGGAAGAAGCAATGGAAGACAATCTCTATGACACGTTCGCAAAGGTCAGGGCTCGTGCCTTGGCCCGGGCAATGGCTCAGACCAAGCAGGTCAAGGCCGCTAACGTGTACAACAACGGTTTCACTGCTGGCTATGTCGGTGGTGATGGTGTCGTGCTGTTCTCAGCCGCCCATCCCACTGTCGGCGATGGCAATCAGTCAAACCTAGAGACTGCCGCTGATCTATCAGAAGGCACCCTCGAAACCGCAATCATCAACACTCATAAGATCAAGGATGATCGTGGTATCTTCATCGGTGCTTCCCCAGTCTCACTCCACGTGGCCCCGGATGGCCAGTTCGATGCAGATCGAATCCTTGCTTCTCCGGGTCGGTCCAACACAGATTTGAACGACATCAACGCCGTTCGTAATCTGGGCCTCATTCCTAACGGCTACTATGTCAACCGTCGTTTCACCGACGCAGACGCATGGTTCCTACGGAACGACTGTCCCAATGGTACAAAGATGTTCATGCGAGCACCTCTTGCCACGAAGATGGAGCCAGACTTTGACACCGGTAACCTTCGCTTCAAGGCCCGTGAGCGTTACAGCTTTGGCTGGAGTGACTGGCGTCAGTGGCGAGGCAACAAGGGCGTCTAATAAACCCTTGTTAAATCTCGTACACTAAGATTAGGGGGAATTCCAGTTGGAGTTCCCCCTTTTTCTGTTTATACTCAGGGGAACAAAGGATTAATTAATCATGTCAACAAATGTAAAGGCTTATTTTGTTTCCGCTTCAACAACTCTGACCAATGCTGGTGGACGCCTTCATGGTGTTAACTTTATCGGGCATGGTGGAACCGGAGATATAGCCAAGGTTATTCTGAGAGAAGGGGCCAGCACCACTGGTAATATTGTTCTAGTTCTTGGTGCAAAAAACAATGATGTGAACGACATTTATATTGCCGACCATGGTGTCCGTTTTAATGGTGGTCTCTACGTAGAGATGCCCACCTCCGCTCATGCAACAATTCTGGTAGGCTAATGGCAAAAATGCCCAGCCTTTCAGTTAAACGTGGGGAAAAACTACCCACTTCCAAAGGTGCGGGTCTGACAAAAAAGGGCGTGGCAAAGTACCGCCGTGCCAACCCCGGGTCTAAACTTAAAACTGCGGTGACTGAAAAGAAACCCAGTGGATCACGGGCAAAACGAAGAAAAAGCTACTGCGCAAGATCTGAGGGTCAGAAGAAAATGCACAACATTGACTGCTCAAAAACCCCTAAGAAAAGAATCTGTGCAGCCAGAAAAAGATGGAGATGTAACTAATGAGTATGCCTACGATCACAGTCATTATCGAAAATGATCTGCCTACTACGGAAGAACAGTATGAAGAACAGGAAGTTGAAATCTCTTGCCCCACGGCAACCCAAGATGAGACCCTAAACGAAGCCAATAAAGAAGCTGCTATTCAGGATCATTCTTACGGACCCACAGACATCTCCGATAAGCGATGTGGAAACTGTGGTTACTTTAACATGACCAAGGCAATGCTCGATTGTATCGGCGACACTGAAGAAGACGTTGTGAGCGAAGCATCACATGGCTACTGTCAACTGTTTCACTTTAGTTGTCTCGCAAAAAACGTATGTGATTCTTGGATGAAGGGTGGTCCAATCATTGACCACATTGAGGAACCACAGGATGACGAAACAATGCTAGGCAAAAGGTTTATCTAACGGTGACCGTAGGATCACAATCACCATGTCAGTAATATCTAGATCCAGCGTATCAAAGCAGCTAGTCTCTGGAAAGAGGAAGAAGCCCTCTTATAAAAAAGGCGGTCCTGTCTCTCGTGTGAACGAGGCAGGCAACTATACAAAACCGGGAATGCGTAAGAAAATTTTTGAAAGAATAAAAGCCGGTAACAAGGGCGGACGTTCAGGACAGTGGTCCGCAAGAAAAGCTCAGATGCTGGCCCGACAATATAAAAAGGAAGGCGGGGGCTACAAGTAATGCCTCTTAAAAAATCTCAAAAAAGTTTAAAAAACTGGACGAATCAGAACTGGCGAACAAAATCTGGTAAGCCTTCGACACAAGGTCCAGACGCAACCGGGGAAAGATATCTCCCCGAGAAAGCTATTAAGTCTCTTAGTTCCTCTGAGTATGCTGCAACCACTCGGGCAAAGCGAAAGGGAACAAAAGCAGGAAAACAAGTGGTCAAACAACCAAGACGTATAGCAGCAAAAACAGCTAGATTTAGAAAGGCATAATCCTATCATGACAACATCAGGCACTACCACATTCAACATGGACATCGATGAGATTATCGATGAAGCCTTGGACATGATCGGTGGCGAATCAGATCTCGGTAAAGAGCCCAGATCAGCCCGACGCAGTCTAAACCTGATTCTCACGGACTGGCAGAACCGTGGCATCCTCCTATGGAAGACCGGGCTCGGAACCACGACCACCGTTGAAGGCCAGACGAGCTACGATCTTGATCAGGACATCATCGACATCACCGAAGCCTCGATCAGACGCTCCGGCACGGACATCGAACTAACCAGAATTTCCATGGACAACTACCAAGAGCTTCCAAACAAGAGCACACAAGGAAGACCAAACCAGTACGCTGTCCATAGGAAGCGTGACAACATCGAGGTCTATC